TTAGAAACTGATTTAATGACAGTATAAAAAAGTAATGGGTTTAATGGACCTTGACCTTTAATAATAAATGATCTGCGATTATTAAAAGAAAGAACTTTACTGTCAGAAGCCTGAACAATATCTTCAGTAACAACACTAAAAGTATATTCTTGATTTAATGCTGAAACAATAGAAATAAGATCTCCAGTTACAAAATTATGATTATTATATAGATAAATTCTATATGTAAAATCAGAACTGTCTAAAAGTTGAATTTGCTCTACATCATATCTTGCTGGAATATTTAAAAACCAACTATTTGACTTATAATCAGTCAAATAAGCACCTAAAGTTTTTATCTGAATAATATCTCCATTTTCATAATACTTATTTTTTGTTGGAAATGCTATATCAGAAAGTACCCCAGTAATTCTTACTTTTATAAGTTCTCCATTATTATTTGATGCATATGCATATGCAAACGTATTATATGTAATTTCTTGATTTGTCTTAATATTGGAAGTTATTCCGGTACAACCCAAAAATTGATTTATGGTTTTATCTGAATAAAAAATTGAAAGTGAAACTTCATCCGATAATTTTACAATCAATTCTCCTGATGGTGGAAATCCTATTGTTGTATCAACTTCTAAAGTATCTGATCCACTTAATGCTTGAACAGTTAAATTGGTTTTGGGGTGAATTGAAAAAGTACCTAAAACTGTACCTGTAACATTAACGTCTTTATCATAATCATAATCTAAACTAATAGTATAATATTCTTTAGCACCTCTTAAAATTTTTGATGCCGATGTTATTGTTCCATTTGCTTTGGGGAAAAATCCATCAGAATCTTGGTATAATGTTTTTCCTTCTAATAATGAAGGATCGCCGGAAAGTATTTCGACAACAAGATCTTTTGTGATCCTATATTGTGCATTTGAAGGTTCAATTAAAAAATCTCTTGGTTTAATAACTTCAACATTTTGTCCATATAGTGCATTAAATAAAATTTTAAATGAGGAATCAGTTCCCTTAGATGAATAAAAATCTATGGATTGTTTAATAAACAAAGATTCATTTAAACCAGAATATAATTCTCTACCATCAAAGCCTGGAGTAATTTGTCTTTTTACTTTATTTAAAAATTCCTTTAAGAAAAGAATACTTAAATTTTTAACTTCTGCATTTGAAAGATGATCCGCAGAAGAAGATTCCGAAAATATTAATTGATCAGTAATCGTGGGATTTTGATAAGATGTAACACCATTGAATCCACGAATACATCCATAAAAATTATTACCATCTTTACTAGTATATGTGATAATTTCATCATCAATTAAAAGCAATCCATATGAATCTGGAATCCCACTTGTAGAAGATACTTGGATTGTAGAATCTGCAAAAGATATATCAGAGGAAAGAAATGTTAATTCAGTCAGATTTGTTAATTGGTCAACTTTTACATATTGATCAATATTTTGTAAAAGATCTGTTGCTCCACTTTGATATTCTAAGGAAAGATAGTATTGAGATAAAAACTCTGATACTAAAGGAAATTCTTCCCTTACAAAACTTGGAAGTTGTCCTTCAACTACTGAACTAATTTTAATTCTTGTTTCTGTCATTTTATTATAATCTTACGTAGGTTCCGTTTGAGTAGCTTGAGGTTGTTGTGTATGTTGATCCGGAGATATCAGCACCAGATGATATAGAATCATCCAAAATATTTGTTACACTGTTATTAATATCTAGTTGCAAATAAAGGTCCTCTTTTCCAATTACATCGTTTGATTGTGGTGCGATTGAAATTTGAATATATGGAATTCCTTCAACAACTTTTAAAGAATTCGTCAAATTTATTCCTCTTAACCTAATCTCTCCAATTTTATAATCAATGGTTCCAACATTATTTGATATAACAATTGGTTCTGTTGGTGATTTTAATTTAAAAAAGAAAATAGATCCAGTTCGCCCATTACTATCCGGTTTATCCGAAAGATATAAAGTATCAGTGATACCATTTATATTAAATCCGGTTGATTTTACATTATATCCATTTTTAATATCAGTAATGTGAAATTCGTTACCATAACAAATTTCATAATCAGCAATTTTATTTGCAATTGCCTTCAAATCTCTACGCATTACAACTTTGGTAATATTGGATGTAATGGATGGATGACCATCATCGATAATTTTTAAAAATTTACTATATTTAAATCTTGCCCCATATTTATTCAATTCTGTAGAGTTTGCGTATTGCTCAATATTAGAAGAAATGATAGATTTTACCGTGCTAGCACCCGGAGAAAGATTTGAATTTACATAGGCTGTTACATCATATTCTACGTAAAGATATTTTAAATCTACAATTTCAGGTACAATACCTGCAATAGAATACTTTCTTAATTTACTTTTAAGATTATCTTTAATTATATTTGGGACAAATGCTCCGTTAAAAGGTTTAATGGCAATAAAGACTTTTCCATATTTTGGTGGATTTAAAGTTTCTCCACCAAAAACTGAAATTGATTCGGTCTCAGGATAAAGTGTGGGAATGATTGCTTCATAATCTGTTGCAGTCACCGCTCTATTTTGAGATGAATAAATTCTTGGAGCATAATTTTTAATAGAATTAATAGATTCAATTTCTGCGCCACCTTGAGCTGCAGCATCCGTCGTAATTAATGAAATTCCGGTTGTTACAATACTACCATTATTGTCAAATATTCTACCATTAAAGGTAAATCCCGAAACTCTATTTGCTGCTTCTCCATTTGTTACGACATAAGAAACTTCAATAAAATTATTATTATCCAATTTTTTACCAAAAACATCATCTCCAAAAATTAATTCATATCTTTGATCTTCTATTTCTTGAATAAAAAATACAAGTGAAGATGAAGTAACATCTATTAAATTTTCTGAAAGAGTGAATTTGCGGGTAACAGTACTTTGTTGAGTATTTCTAACAGATACTCGAATTGTTTTTGAATCAATATTTGCATTATTTAAAACAAATCTTTGGTTTGGATTATTTGCATCAACAGTAAATGATTGTCTAAGATATGTACCCTCATTAACTTCAAAATTATTAAATGCTGCAATACCATTTACAACACTAACAGTAATATTATCTTGAATTGTAAAGGTATAACTATCAGCACCAAAGGATGATGAACTAGTGCATACAATGCCCTTCTGTAGCGTTAGAGAGAGGGGATTTGATGCAAGAGTGGTTGTATCAACAAAGAAGGATATATTAGCTACTGATGCTCTTCTTGATCTTGGAATATATCCAATATTCCTTGCCAGAGAAACTACATTCTCTCTTAATGTAGCACTATCAATAAAAACCTCATTACTAACCATGTTAGCATTGTATGAGGAAATATAGGTATTATATGCTAGGACATCGATGATTGTAGAAAGGTTTGAACCCTCAAAATCATAGTCAGTAAAATTTGAATTCGATCTAAGATAAGACTTAATCGAAGTTTTAATTTGATCGAAATCTAAATTGCTAAAGTTAACTAGTGCCATTTATCGGGTCTGCTGTAATGCAAATTCTAATTGTTGAGGTAATACATCAATTCCAACAATTATATAATTGATTGTAACATTAAAAGCATTATTGTCATAGTCTGGAGAGACATTAACACTAGTAAGATTTACTCTTGGCTCATAATTATTAATGGTATTTTCAATTTCATCTTGAATAATTGAAGATGAAACACTATCAACATTTTCAAAAAGTACTCTTGAAACTCTAGAACCTAGATTTTGATTAAAAAATCGCTCTCCAGGAAGAGTAAGAACCAAATTTCTAACGGAGCGAGCAATAGCAGTTTCGTTTTTAATTGCAATAAGATCATAATTCAGGGGATTTACCTGAAAAGAGGATCCAATGTCCCGAAATGCCTTGCTTACTCTTTCTAGAGGCATGAAAAATTAATAAATCTAACTTATTTATCAGACTTTTTTTACTTCATAAAGAGGTTCTGTGCCATATTCCCAGTCATCATAGTCCTCATCATTACGAATTTTTTCATGAAGTTCATTCTGGTTCCAAAAATCATGTTTTTGTGGTGTGAGATCGTCATTATTGATCTCTCTAAGCATTCTTTGTTCCATTGTAGCTCCTGATTTTATAAAATCAGAACTTTTTAAGGGGTTGCTATCCCTTTGATTACAAAAAAAGCGAGTAATAAAACTCGCTTCTTATTATATGTATTAAGATCCTTGACCTCTGTATCTTTTCCTACGTCCATTACGAGAAGTAGCCGAGAGAAGAGTACGAGCCGATTTTCCTTGACGAGTTTTTTTCGGTGCTCCAGATACATGGAACACCTTATTCATTGCTCCGCCTTTTGACATTTAAATTTCCTCCAATTCAATTTCATTAATATCAAAATTCTCATCATCATAATAAGTTTCTGAAAGATCCATCAGAACCTCTGCACATTGTTCATGAGAGAGATCTTGATGAATCTTACGGCCTTTATATAAGACATTAAACTTCTTCATCAGATTACGCGAGTTTTTTCGTGACCAACGCGAATACGAGGATCGCACCAGATTTCAAAACCTTCTTCTTTTGCATCGAGACAGAACGAAACGTCTTCTCCACACATATCTTGTACTGCACCAGATTCGAAGACTTGCATCTTAGGGGCGAACCAAGGGTACTCAAGACCTTCGAAGACACCTTTCTGAATAAGAACCCAACCAAACCCCGTGTAGTCCACTGTGAAGGGCTTACGACGCTTTGAAATTGAATCAACAGTTTCGTGATTCATCACACCACCATTACGGCGGAAATCATCTTCTTCCAACCAGTGTGCTACTGAGGTCGTGTGCCCATCTTCTGTGGCATACCATCCAGCAACAATACCTTTCTCTTCTCCTTCTGCATTCAGAGCCATATCACAAAGTTGCCAGAACTTTTCTGTGTTAAACACAATGTCATTATCAATCCAGAGTTGATAATCATATTGCAGTTTACCATCCCAGGGAATTTGCTTAGGTCCACGAAGAACATTTGCACCAAGTACTTTACAACGTGCAAAGTTTACCATGGATGAGTAATCCTGAGAAATCTGAATACTCATTTGATTTTGTACAAGATCAAAACAAAGTTGTACAAATGCTTTTAAAAATACATAAGAACATCCTCTGCCAGGAAGACAGAATACAATACTCTTACCTCGCATTCTTTCTTTAATTGCATCATAATCCCAATCCTCAGTCTTGGGAGTAGGTGCATTAGCTTTAACAGTAAATCCTTTTGCCATAAGTTGAAATCACTTCAGATCAATTTTATCAGATTATATATGGTTTGTCAATGGGATGAATTTAATGCCATTTCTTTGTTGACATAAAGTTCCTCATAACTTACCTCTTCCTTATATCCAAGAAGATCTGCAAGGCGCGTACAGGCAATCCATGTAGACTCAAACTCTTCTTCCCTTAATGAATGGTAGATACACTCACCACGAGCATATATGTGATAAATTTTTTCCACGAAAATTTTTGTGTCATTTTGTAACTGCATTATATATGGTCACAAGGACTATACCAAGCATTACAAAAAAAGGTCGTGGATACCGTATCATCCATCCTGCAAGAACTACTCGGAAAAAATTCCAATACGGTTTATTTTTTCTTTCTCTTGTTCGATGCATTCTTCTGTGCTGTGGATCTACATTGACCCGTTGCTTTTCTTTTGTCTCCATTACCAAATGTAGGATTCTTTTTTGGTTTCTTAGGTGCCATGGGCCTCAGGGAATTTTTTTTATATATCGATAGCTAGAGGTCGATTTGTCACCTCTGTAGGTTAGGAGGGACCCAAAAAATATTATACGCCGCCGCGGCGCCATAACCGCAACCCCATAAAACACTGGGCTCACGAACAACTGCTATCACGAATAAGGGGTGCCACGTATAACCGCAGCACCTCGCTATCGCTCACCCTCACGGGCGCACGAGTAGTCTACATCAGACGGCGAAGACCTCCGCGCAACTATCAATGTTCTCTTGCACGATGCTCTCCACGATGCTATCGAGAATCGTCAAGATCTCGGTGCCAGTGTTACCTTGTGCCAGAAGGGAAAGAATCACGGACTTGGACATAATCAAAAAGAAAGAGTAAACTAATGTACGGGGGTGAGTGTCTATAAGGCGCATCTCATTCCTATAACGACTCAGAGATCTGCGAGCATTTCACTGAGTTCCTCATAGTCAAGCTTTGAGGACGAATACGAAACGCCGTCTGGAGTTGTATCCGGACCCAGCTGCCTTACGAACCGAGAGTAATCATCATAACGACGAGCAATGTTATAAAGACCCTCAGAGTTTTGAATCCAGAGAGCAACATTCCAGGTCTCGTAGTTTGCCCAACCGTTATAAGTGGCAGTGGTCATGATGTCTCGGAAGAGGTGGAAAGTGTGGTGAGAGTGGTCTCCCTCCCTCACTCATATGGCCAATATACATGATCTGGCTGGGTTTGGGGAGAATAGTGGACAGCGCTACAACTGGCACACGGTATAACTTAGAGGGCTTATAAACCTGTGGAAAAATAGTTTTCCACAGCCAAATCACCTATAAGCTACCAATCTACTTCCATGTCCTCCACGTATATTGAGACTGCCTCATCTCCTTCCAATCCGAATAACTTTGCATAGTCAATCTGTCGGGCATCAAAGTCATTGTACACTGAAAGATCCAGTGTCACACGCACATGCTTTTTCTGAGCTTGAAGGTAGGAAACTGACATAAGACCTCGGTGGGTTTCGTATTCTGTGGCCAGTATAGTTCCCCTGGGCGGTTATGTCAAGGGGATTGGGGGTATTTATGCGGGGTCTTGACATTTTTCGGCGGTTGTGGTAGAGTGCAACCTTAGATCGCTATAAGAATGAGGGTTTATAAGGGCTTTAAATGTTAAGAGTTTTCAACAGCCTGTGGAAAACATCATAACCTTAGCTTAATTTAAAAAGGGCTTTATTAAACATTTAATCACAATCCTAGAAGATACCTACCATACTCTTTTGCATCTTTTTTGCTCTTAAATCTTGCAAGTTCTTGATCATAGCGAAGCGGTGAATACTTGTACATCACCTTATTATCCACGATGACTTTCTTGTTATAAGTCCATATGATGAAGTTTCCTTCTGGGTGATATAGATCTGTCTTTTCTTTTGAGACTTGATAAGGTGCAGGAGTCTTACCTTTTTTATTCAGTGTAGGAACAATCATGAGAGTGAATGAATAAAGGGACTAAACTTGTTCTAGCAAATCAGTAGCAACTTCATCTCCATAAAGTTCTACAATCTC